CCATAACTGATTCCTGTACCCATGGACCTTCTTCTTCCATATACAGTTTCTCTTTCTTCATTATTATCCCTGCTTCTACTTCTTCCAGAAGATATTTGTTCATTTACAGTTATAAATTTTACGGAAGGATATTCAAAGTCCCAATCCAAATCAATATAATAACCACTTTTAACTTCTAATGAAATTTTTAATTTGTAAGTACCTGCTTTCGTAATTTTAAATGTATCCGTAAAAGATGAAAAATAAAACATTGATTTATTTCTTATCTTTAAATCTACAGGAACATAAACAGGATTTCTCCAAACACCATTAGGATCTTGAACTTCTATTCTTATAAACAGAACACAATTGGTATCTAATGCAGAAGAAAAACTGTTAATTACATATCGAAATGAAAATTGGAAATAATCCGTTTCACTAACTTTAGGAGCATCAAAACCTCCACCTAATAAAATATACGGTTCTAAATTATCTGGACTCTGTCCTTGCCTTGTAACTGTTACGGTTTCTCCTGAAAAACTTTCCGTTTCCCAATTACCAAAAGTCCAAAGAGTTTGCCAATCATTAGAAGTTAATAATTCATCACTCAATGTTTCATTCAAGTGTTCAACATATGAATATTTTAAAGGATGGATTTTTTGTTCTTCAATATATGGTTGATATTTATATGTAGAAATATCTAAAACAATATCCGTGGCCGTTCTTGTTCCAATTTCGGCTAATGTATCATGATCAAATGTAAATTCATAACTATCTAATTCGTGAGGATTACGAATATCCCAATACCCATCAACTTGTTTTAATAATAAATTATATGGTTTTAAAACACGGTGAATAACGTCCCAGCAAGATATTGCTTTATCTTCCGAAGCAGAACCATCAAATGTACTTCGAGCATCTATATATATTTTGTCCAAAGCACATTGAGAGGATGTCATTAAAGTTGTTTCATACGTCCCTAATTGTACTTTAAAATCTAAATTTAAAACGCTTCCAGCAATCGGACGTAATGCCTTTTGAAGAATAGATAAAATAGAATGTTTACCATAAATTAAATCATCATTTTCATCCTTAAATTCAAATTCAGATAAATCAGCTAAACCGTCATTCGCAGTTAAACTAATTTCAATATAAGGTGGTTTTGTTTCATACCGTTTTGTAAAATTTTCCGGTTTTACATATCCAACAAAAATAAGATCACCACTTTCATCTTTATATTCAACCAAATAATCTTGATATTGACTTTTAAAAATATCTTCAATTAAAGCAATATCTTCTCTTGGTAAAAAGAAATTAAATGTTAATTCTTGTCCTTGAATTACAGTATTTTCAAGAGAATTTTTTCCTCCTCCTCCATGACGAAGGTCAACAGGATTCTCTCCTCCTTTTTGTATCATATAAACAGATACATCAGAAGTATTTAAAGGAGAAACAACTATTGTGAAATAATTCCCTTCAATATCATAATAACCATATTCAAATTGAGTACTCATAATTTATTTTTAATAAACATTACCCATTCTTCTTTCTTCTTCCCTAATGATATAAACTAAATCACGACCTTTAGCTCTAAATTCTCCTTCAAGTCTAATAACACTTGGACGCATATTGAAATCATCTGGTAATTTACCTGGAGGAACCACAGTTTCCCCACTTGTTAATAATGCTGGATAAGTATCATTCGGATACCCTGGAGGAATTATTCCTCCTTCTGCCATTTTTACCGTAGAACTTGCTCTTTTAATCATGGCAATTGCTCCAATTACCGCCGCCACTCCAACAGCGATAGCAATTATATTCATAGGGAATGGTTGTTTTGCACCTTTTTCGGTGACATTTACTCCAGCATTAACTGCCCCTGCCATTGCTTCTTTTTGCTTTTGGCCGGTACTTAATTTACTAAACAATATATTTGCTAATTTAGCTTTTCCTTCATCTTTCGTTGCCTTTTCCGATAATTGAGAAGCAAGAGAATTCATAACAGTTGCTTCCGTATTGGCATTTGTTGCTTTGGTAGAAGCAAGATAATTCATAACAGTTGCTTCCATATTGGCATTTGTTGCTTTGATAGAAGCAAGATAATTCATAACAATTGCTTCCGTATTGGCATTTGTTGCTTTGGTATTTAATTCTTTTTGTACCGTATCTATTGCTAAAGTTTCATTAAATCGTTTTTGCTGTGATTCCAATATTGTATTAACAGCAGCAGATTCCATATCTTTCAATGCCTTTCTTGAAGATGCTTCTGCCGCTTTTTCCGTTGTCGTTGTAGCTAATGCTTGGACGATTATTTGTTTAACCAGTAACTTAATAATATCACTGATAACACTCAAAATAGTTTGACCCATCCGTTTCCAAACATCTTCTACATTTGAAGAAGCCATGAAAAATTGTGTTATCAAATCAGCAGAACTATCAATTAATTTATTGGATATGTTTAATTGCATTTGTAAATTCTGCAATTCATTAGATAAACTTTTAACTTTACCTAACCATTCATCCCACTGGTCTTTTGTCATGTCTAAATCAGATAACTGAGTATTTAATACCCTTCGCAAAGTATTTCCATAGATACGAACTTTTTCATCAGCAACACTGAATGTATTACCCAATAAGGATGCTTTCAAATTAAGTTCCTCAATATCCATATCCATTTGTGAAAATAAATCAGATATGGTCCACTGACTTAATCCTTGCATCAATTCTCTCATTTGAGCAGAAGTAACTTCTCCGGATTTACCTAAAGAATCAACAATACGTTTAAATTCATCAAGAGCTTCCGAAGAATTATAAAATTCTTTTGTCCAACCCATTTGGCTCATTTTCCACTCATTTAACATCGCTTCTGCGATTATATAGGATTGAGCCAATTCATCTGTTTTTCGTTGACTTTGTGTTTGTACTTCAATATAACCTTCCCAGTGTTCACTTAACGCTTCTATTTTTCGACTTTCTTTATCCAATAAATCTAATGCCAATTGAACTGTGGTAAGATTTAATTGTAAAGCTTTTACTCTTTCATCATTCAATGATCTTTCAAAACCACTTGCCGTTTCTAATGCTTTTTTATAAGCATTGACTTGATCTTCCAAAATATTAAAATTACCTCCGGCACCACCTTCCATCAATATTTTAAACCTTCCAAGTTTATTCAGTTCCTCTTCAAGATCTACAAATATTTTTTCATAATCAAGCTTTAATTGTAATTGAATTTCCCTGTGACTTTGTTCATCCAATATACCTTTAACTTTATTCAATTCTTTTTGTAATATTTTTATTCTTTGTTCACTTGCATCAACGTATGAATTAGTTGTACTATTTAAATAATTAACATGCTCTTGGTACATTAATTCCAACATTGCTCGTTCTTCATTGTTTGTAGAAGCATTAATCCGTGCCATTAATTTACGAGCATTTTCATCTTCTTTTAATCGGTCAATTCTTGCCTTAACATAATAATTTTGATACAATTCTTCTGCTTCAATTTGTTTCCGTATCCTTTTTTGGACAGCTTTAATTGAACCTGCTTCATCATCTGCGCTGAGTTTATTTACCGTACTTTGAATTCCTTCAAGTTTACGAATAAAATCACCTGTATTATAAATTGCTCTTTCTTGTTCTCTGGTAAGTAATTTTACAGATTTTTTATATGCTTCTAATGAATTAGCAGCCTTTTCACTTTCCCAACTTACTTCTTTCTGTTTACCAACAAATACACCTAATATTCTACCAAACGTTGCATATACAACTCCACCTTTACGAGCTTTTTCCCAGTATGTTAATTCTTTATCACGTCCTGTTTGAACAGCTTCAATTTGTTAACGTTCTAATTTTAAAAGATCAAGTTCTATTTGACGAGCTTTTGAAGCTCTTTCTATTGCTTTTGAATAATTATCAATTAATTCCGTTCCTATTTTTGTAAGAGCATTTTCCATGTCTAATGCTCCTAAATAATCAGGAGCAATATCTTGCAAAGTTTTAATAGCTTTTGCACGAACTTCTTCCGGCAATCTCTCATTTTGAACGGTTGCTGCTAATCGTTTCAATTGCGCTTGTTCTTCTACAGCTAATTTTTTAGATTCCGTTAATGAATTATTCAAAGTATCAAATGCTTTCTTAGAAGCATCTTCCAATTTTCCTAATTGTTTTACCGTTCCGTATATTGCCGTTCCTAATATTGCAATGATTCCAAGATAACCATTAAGCATTACAAATCGCCCAATCACCATTAATAATGATTTACCAATATTAACCAATGCTGCACCTAATCCCATTAATGCGGTTTTTGCTTTTCCCGCAGCTACAGATATTCCTGAAATCAATACTTGTGTTTTAGTTAATCGTGCGGCAGGTAATGCTAACATTGCTTGATGAACAGGTAAAGATAATTGACGAGATACTCCCGCTGCGGCAGTCCTTGTCGTTGCCTTTTCCATAAATAAAGTATATTGGGCTAATAATTTGTTAAGGTTAGCATACATCATTGCGGAACGCGCAAGAGAAGCGTTTTGAACTTCATTTGCTGCGGTTGCATTTTGTGTGGCCCATGTTTTTTCCCTCATTCGCATTGCATGAGCATGAACTTCTGCTGAAAATTTAGCCTGTGCTGCTCTTTGTTTTTCCGTCGTACCCAACATCACACTCATTACCTTATCTAAACGAAGATACATTACGGACAATGGTAATAATACTGAATTTCGCAATACATTAAATAAAACAATAGCAGGACCTAATACCGCAGCAAGTTTTATCATTTGAACGATGATTTGTTGAGTACTTCTGTCCAATTGTGCAAAATTATTTGTCCAATCTCTTAAAGTTGATAATAAATCAGAAACAGCTGGTGCTAAATTATGTGTTATGGCAGAACCTAATTCTATTAATAAGGATTGACCTTCTGCCAAAACAGTATTAACTTTGAATCTCCATGTTTGGGCAACTTCGTCAAATGCCGCATTCAAAGCACCTTGGGCATTTGCAAGTTCCTTCTCTATTTTAATGTTTTGTTGTAAATTATTTCCTAAAATATCTAACACCCCTGTCAATGCTCTAATTCTTGGAAATACGTGTGTTATCGCGTCCTCTCCATATTGTTTGGTCAAATCATTTAAATGAATCAGCGTATCAAGTAAACCATCATCTTTTATTTTCTTTCTTAATTCTGCTGCCGAAGTTTCCATAATTCTAAGGGCAGCATTTGTTTCATTTGTAGGATTAATTAATTTATTTAAAATTTGCCGTAACTGTTGACCAGCCGTAGATGCCCGCGTACCTGTACGAGTCATTGCAGCTAATGCCGCACCAACTTGATCAAAAGTAACACCCATCTTTGAAGCTATCGGTAAGACAACCCCGAACGATTGTACTAATTTATCTGCTTCTGCTTTACCTTCCCTAACACTGACGGTTAATATATCTGCGGCTTGGGCAGCACTTAAATTTTCTTTACCATAAGCGTTCATGGCAGAAACGACTACGTCAGCAATCTCACTCACATCGCCCATCCCTGTCGCAGCCGCTTTTGCAGCCACTTCTAACACTTCCATCGTTTCTGCACCACGAACACCTCCAGTAGTCACAAAATATAAAGCTTCCGATAATTTAGTAGGACCTAAACCAACAACAGAACCTAAGTCTTTAATTGATTCTCCCCATTCTTCTGTTGTATCTTTGGCAATTCCTATTAAACCCGTAACTTTAGAAAGATTAAATTCAAATTGAGAAAAAGACTTTGTAGAAAATCCACCCAATACCAAAGCTGGAAATGTTGCAAATTGAGTCATAACCCTACCAAAATTCAATAAGGCAGTATTCAAACTTGTAACAGAAGCCTGCATACCTACGGCAGAAGATTGGACGGAACGTTCTAACCTTTTCGTATCACGAATCCCTTTATTTATTCCAGATGTCGTAACACCAAGTAATATTGTAATTGTACCTACATTTGCCATTATCTTAAATCTTTCCGTTTTCTATACAAACTTCGATTATCTCTTTTAGACATCTCTCTGTCAACATTTTCATTCTGTTTTTGAGCAATCGCCATCATTACTTCTTTCATTTGCTCAATGCTTTGCGCTTTTTCATCTTTTTCTTCCTGTCCCCACATGATCATAAAATCCAAAGGAACTGAAAGTTTCGTTTGTCCTTTCTTACCGTACATTTGTACCACTAAATTATAAACGAGCGACATTATTTGCGCGGCATTGAAATCACTTCTAAAATCACCAATTGGATCTAACTTATCGTAAGCTTCCCATTCTGCTATTTGACTTGAAGTTAATTTCACGGATAAATAATCCGGATGAATAACTCCTAATTGTTTACAGAGCCGGAACTGGAATTGTCTTCCTGGCCGACATCGGAGTTTTTTAAGATTTCCTCCTTATCCTGTTCAGAAATGGCATTTAATTCTTGTGCCTTTTCAACAATTTTTTCCAAATCACTTGCCTTGATAGCTGAATTAAGAGCTTCAATATCATTTGCTCCGAAAATTAAATCTCCTTCTTTATTACACAATGTAACCACAGCTAATTTAGCACGGAAATAGGATTCTTTTTATCCCCTGTACGAATTTTTTTAACCATGGATAATTCCCATACGTCTTTTTCTTTACCTGTCATTTCACGGATAAAAACGTGCCCATTAGACAATTCTACTTTTTCAATTTTTAAAGATGCTTTACTTAAAAGCATTTCTTTACCAAGAAACTTACTCATTTTGATTGAATTTAAATATTAAACAATAAACTAAAAAAACCTTGATTAGGTTTATTACATTAAATTGACCCAGCTGACGCTGAACCACCTCCTGAATTAACAAGAACTTTACCATCAATTTTAATGGTAACATTTGCTGTGACTTTGTCATCAGCAGGAATTTCCAATGGGAGCTCAGTTACTAATCCTCGGAACTCAAACGAAGTACTTTCCGCATCAGGCAACACTATTTCATAGTGTCCGGCCTCATCATTTTCAAAGTCAGCTTTCATCAGATCATACGTTGTCCGAGTAAAATTCATACTCAAATTAATCGTACCACCATCACGAAAACCGGCAATGAATTCACGGTATCCTCCTATTGAATCCAAAGAAGTAACATCAATAAAGTCCCTTGTCATACTCGGTCCAGAAATGGAATTGACTTCTGCTAAAGCCTGCCATGTTCCAGAATTCCACCGATAAAACTTGGTTCCAACTCCACTAATTGCATTACTTGCCATAATTACCTCCTTTTCTAATTAAATAATTCATCTTCTTTGTACATTAAAATTCATACCAAAAATAAACCTTTGATTTTCATCTTTATCGAAAACAGCAGGACCATTTTCGCATTCAATCAAAGTATAAAAAGTATCATTCCATGTCTCATTTGCCCGGCCATGTAATGAATCTTTTATAGAGTGTGCTAATGCCCATCCTTCTCGATAATCATTTGTTCTTATGAGAATTTGAGCAGCAGTTCGTTCATATACCTCTGATTTATCAAGAGATAAACCATGTCGATATCCTAAATCTTCAATAATTGCCACAACTTCATTAGGCATAGCTGGAAGATGTCCTATTTGTATATCATACATAGGTATTCCACTATCTATTTCGACTGATGAATCAGCCTCTAAAATTGCTTTAATATCTTCCGCCGTTGAATTCATTATATACCTTTTTTAGCGTATTCTGTGACAATCTTAATTACTTGTGGAATATTTCTTTTCAAAGCATATTCCAAAAACTTTGGACCAGAACCTGGTCTGCTCCAATCTACATGAGTATATGGAGGAACAGTCATTTCATGAACATACACAGCATAATTTACTTCTGAACTACCAAAACCAGCCATTACAAGCGGAGCATCTAAAGTTGAAGCAGGATCTGTTTCTACAAACCAAGAAGCTCTTAATGCTCCTGTTCCTGGTCGTCTTCCTTTTTTCCTTGCTTCCGCTGCCGTAGGTCCAATTGGTATCAATGGAGATGTCCGTTCCATATCCCCTCTGATATATGCTGCACCTGCACGTAATCCTGCCAAAGATAAACTTTTAATTTTCATGAATTTAAGATTTAACTTTTTCTCCAAATCACGTGTACCTTCAACACGAGCATAAATTCCTGCAGAAATATTAGGACTAAATCTTCCCATTGAAGCAACCCCTGGTGCCCAAGGAATATAACCATATGTTCCTTTTACGTTACGTGGCATTAGTATTATCCCCTATCATATAACCATGCTATTCTTACAAATTCATCCGTTTTTCGTACCATAGGAATTTTATCAAATCTCCTAATAACATACGCTCCATCAATAGTTAACGGATTGCTTAAATCTTGTCCATTTTCAAAATCATCTAAAGTTCCAAGATAAAGATAACTTAATTCATCAACATCTTGTAAAACTAATACTTGAGCAATTGATAAAACGATATCTCCTTTCTCATTAAATTCAACATGCCCTTTTCTTTCCCAACGCACACCATTGGTAGGAGGAACAAGTTCCACAGGCTCATCAAATGTATATCGACCATAACCATTTGATTGAGGATTTCCCCAATAAACGGCGGTTTGTACACAAAACCGAGCCTCAACTTTTTCAATTCCTTTTAATGCCATTTTTAATCGTATTCAAAACTTGTTACTGCCTTACTCCATGCTAACTTTTTACCTTGTAAATCAGAAGATAAAGTTCCTGTCGTATCTAATTGAATTGCCATTTGTCCATACGGAGTAGAAGCTAATCCTTCTCCATATTTTCCTAAATATTCAATTCTTGCATCACCTGCTTCTTCTTCTTTACCCATTCGTTCACGTGTGGAAGCAATCATATGTGCTGCAACCCATTTTTCTATTTCCTCCATGATGGCATCGGATAAACCTTTGTCATCTAATACCCCTGTCACAAAAACATTGGCACTATTGATATATGCTTCAAGTATAGGATCACTTAAATCCGTATCAATAATATTCTTTAAATCATCCACATTTGTTCTGGCCATCGGACTTTATTTTTTATGAAATTATGCCTTATATCATACTCTTCCTCAGCAGGAATATCATAGGTTGTCCCCTTCCAAAGGGTGCCTCCTGGTAAATAAACAATCCGGCTCACCTCCCAATATTTCCGCATCATATTTCTCCATTTTTTTCTTGGAGCAATAAAACTTAAAACAACGATAAATCCTTCTTCTTCAAAAGAAGCAGCTAATTCTGCTGCCTTTTTTAAATTTTTAATTCTTCCTTCATCACTGAAATCCAAATTATCTGTTTCTTTTCTTAAAGCATCTCCATCAAGTAATATAACCTTATAATATTGCTCTTCCAGTTCTTTCACCAACGCTTTCGCATAATGTGTTTTCCCTGCATCTTTTTTTCCTGTGATTAGTATTACCATGGCTTTTATTTTTTAAATTGGCGTGCCTTCCATAATTTAGGCTCAATAAAATCAGGAATTTTACTATTCCATTTAAGTCCTAACCATTCAAGCATTTCTTTCATTTGGCTATAATCCCCGTCAACCATTCTTTCCGGCCAAACTATTTTACAATTTAAACCTGCTTGAATCATTTCAACAAATCGTTGTTCATGTTGATGAACCCACCATATCCATCCATCTCTTTCATTGTTAACTTTTACCGATCTTTGTATTGCTGAATTTTCAAAAGCTCGCATAAATCCAGTTTTCAAACAACTGTTAACAATATCTCCCGTTCTTCGACGCACAATTACCCATTTTGCATTTGGAAAAGCATAATCCCATACTGGCCAATGAAGGCACATTTTTGCACCTTTATAAAACCACGGACCATCTTTATACCCTTCTGCCAACATTATATTTTCTACTCTTTTACGCCATTCTAAAGGAATAGATAATCGTTCAATATCAGGCAAAGGATATTGTCCTAATGGATCAACATTAATTTGACGAAAATACGGTTTAACAATCGTTTCACGAATTGCCCGATTTTCAAACATTCCTTTCTCATTATTACGATTAGGACCAAACATTCTTCCTCCAAATGCTCCACAAAGATCAATAATCCCAGTAACCATACTGGTACCACTTCGCGCACAACCTGTAATTAAGATAGGTTCTTTCATTTATAAATCCCTCCAATTTTTAATTGCCCATTCTTCTCTTAATTGATGTGGACGAGGTACACCGTGACAAGATATAATCCGAGCATTTTCTGGTAAAGGTTTTCCTCCCTTTAAATGATTTTTGTAACTTAATAATTGTCCGGGAAAAAGATTCTGCCAAGTATCCATATCATTACCCAATACATGCCGATACCAATATCTTTCACGTCCTCCTGTTATTCGTTCAACCCATTTAGGATTTCTCTTTAATTGTTCCCATATTTCTTCCGTTTTGTACCCAACACGGAAACCAACGATATCCCCATCTAAAAGTTTTGGATTACGAAACGCTAAACGAACAGCAAAATTTCCACGATAATTTGCCAAATCATCTAATGCTCCAGTGATTACGATATCAATATCAAATGAAAGTACCTGTCCTTCAAAACCGTAATCAGGATTAAACATACAAATTTTTGGCAAACACCCTTTCCAACTCGGAGCATTTAATGGTAAAATTTCAATGCCAGAATCAAACTCATTAATTTGATTCAACGGAACGTTTGTCAAACAAATAAAGCGTTTTTCCTGCTTTAGATGTTTATTAACAGCTCTATACAACTTATTAACGTATAAAACGCCGGAATCCTTATGATTCCACCTGTCACCGTACCATAAGAAGCACACAATATTTAAAGTATCTTTACTCATTATTTCCAAATATCATTTACCCATTTATACCTTTTCGCAGCACTTTTATTTTTCAAAGGAGAACGAGCCCCTTCCATACACATTACAATTTTTGTATCTTTTTCAGGAACACTTTTTCCTAAATCCCGCAATTTAACAATCCATTTTTTTGGAAAGGTATCTAAGTCCTCAAAACATGAACCTATCCAATCTTGATCGCCTCTACAAATTTCCATGATGTTTTCTGAAAATTTCGTATAAAGTAAAGAATAGATATTAGGATTGAAACACATTACAGAAGAA